GACCTGATACCCACATATGATCGGGTCCACGCCTCACATCGAATACAGTAACCCCCGCCTCTATTATTACAGGTCATTTTTCACCAAACAGTAATAACAACGATCTCCATTCCTTTCAAGCCAGTCAATCTCTGCCTGACTATTATCGAAGGTACATTCACATTCACACCTTTCACAAATCACAGTCCACCCGATAGCATCCGACTTGGCCATAATCAGGCTCATCAGTCCTGTCCTGGATTGTGAACTGATGACCGCACCCGCAGTATTTCAGACTTAACCAGGTGTACCGGTATGGTTTATCTGAACAGTGAATACAGTAAACACCGTGACTCGTTTCCTTTGTGCCTTTCTTGAAACAGCACGGATTAACTATTCCTTCATACAGTTCTTTAGCCATCTCCGTAAATAGTTTAGATCGGGATATTTCATTCTCTATTAAAAAATCATAGAGGTCTTGAGGAATAGTCATATTACATACAACTTTCCTGATACGTTGCCCTCCAGGTGTACGGAGTGGTTTCCGTCCCCTGGTCTCTTTTTTAGTCTCACCCATGATATAGGATTGAGTAACCCTACTTAATACGATGTATGTATAATAAATAGTTTAATTGGTATGTCTGACACACTTCCACAATACTGGTTTTTACTTTGTATAATCAGAATTATAAAAAGTATTATATAAAGGACACGGTTTTTAGGGTCAAAAAAACACTTTTAATAATCCTATATACTATATATTATTTATTAATCATACATACTACTACTACTTCAACCCTAACTTTTCGCTTTTTTGGGGCTCGTTAGTGGGGGTGTTTTGGGTTTCTGAGCCCATTAGACCCCCTAATCCACCTCTTTTCATGAGGTACTCGGCTACAAATCCGAGTATTGGGTTATCCTTTGTCACTGCCTTAATCGTTGCTTGGCCTGTCGACTGGTCTAATTTTTTACTGGCCGCACCCAGGGAACCAAAAAAAGAAGATTGAAACGCTTCTAACTTTTCATGCATCCTTTCGTCTATTTCATTTACAATAGGATCCAGGGCTTCCAATAACATTTCATCAGACTCGGGACTTCTGATATATTCCACCCAAGCATCCCTGGATAATCCTGCGATGTAATGAGATAGAAAAAAATAAAATATAGTCCAAAAAACGGCAAGTCCTATTAATTCGATGGCTGTAATTTCCATTTATCTCCCAAATAGGTAATCTTGCCATTCTGAATTGCTGCCGCCTGGCTCGATATATTTTTGCCAACACGGAAAAGTCAATTTACCATCTGACCGTACACAATAACTCGGTACTCCTCCAGGGCCTGTGGGTTCTGGACCATTACCATTGGGAGCAGGGGGACCGATAAGTGAGACGTCCCCCACTGCGTCCTGAAAAAGTTTTGCTAATACAATCAATGCTCCAATATTCATTTTTTCACGTACTTATCCCAAAAGTCCTCTGCTTCACCTTCAAACACTCCAAAAGGATCCTGTCCGCCAACATCAAAAAGAGCCTCGGCAAAATCTTTTGTAAATGTTAGATAATTTACTCCAGCTTCCGCAATATCAATTTGAAGCTCAGGCTTTTGTTTAGCCAGGGCATCAAATATAAGTTTCAAGATTGTTGGGGCCGATACCAGGACAACACCGCCAGCAACTAGGAGAGGTACTCTCTCATTTCCTAACAGTGCCAGGATGTTTTCATGTCTCTTATGAGCGTTTACTGCCTGTTCCTGGAGCTTGGTTACCTTCTTTAGTTCGTACCCTTCCGGAATCAATGCGTAGGCCATTCATTTTCCTCTTATTAATCTAACATGCGCGGTAATAAACGATTTTAAAAAATCTCTAAGTTTATTATCTGACATAGGAACAAAAGATTCCTGTTGCTTAGTTGTTTTATCTATCAGTAAATCTTCTAAACCAGCACGGACCCGATTCATTTTAACTAATACTTGCTTCTTAGTTAGTTTCTTCCTGGGCATTATACGATCCTCATGAATGCTGTTTCGATTGTAGATATATCGCCACTGCTGTTAGTGATCTTAAATTGTAATAGCTTTTGGTTTCTTAAATTAGAACCAATATAAAATATATTCCAGACATCTACAGTCATTGATTCGGCCGCATCAAAAAATAGACCTGTAAAGTCTTGTGGCGCTGCTTGTCCCATACTCCCTTTCAGTTGTGCAGCAGGATTCACAGGACTTAGATTAGCGAAACTAAGACTATCTGGGCCCATAACCGCTTCTATTGCACAGTTCCCGCCATTACTTGGCTTGATCGCTATTATAATATCACTATACCCTGTCATATCCAGGGGCCACGTGCCATCTGCGTTAACTGAGGGGGCTAAAATGTGTGCACCGTTAGCTATTGCTTCATCAGTTCGAAGAGCAATAAAGTCCTTGTCACTACTCTTAACTCCTCTCCAGTTTCCCTTTTCATCTACGAAACCAGTGTCAAGAGTGGGTTGAACATACTGGGGTACCTCTATCGTGCCGTCTACTGTTGCGGACTCAATACCTGCTTCCCTGGAAAGAGACCAAGGAGCTAAGCCTGTCCTATTGCGAACCATTGTTACCCTATTGGAAAACTAAAGTTATTGCTGCTTCACAGGTGCCAGTATCGCCAGACATCGCAACCGCGACGCTTACCTGGTTAGATGCTATGCACGGGATGTTAACATCCAGTTTGAATGCTTCAACCGTTGCTCCATTGGAAACAGTTGTACCATCTACGCCAGCTCCAGCGAACACTATTGTTTCTTGTCCAGAACTTAAACCGTCGCCTGAGATCTGACATGCGAAAGTTGTGACACCATTCGCCGCACTATCTGTTGCTACGCTTGCAATCATGCCCACAATAGCCGTAGAATTTGCTGGTACCTGGATCGAACTCGTAGTGCTCTGGCCAAAAAGTCCGCCAATATTCGTGAACGAATCCGCCGCCGTAACCTGTCCTTCTCTTGTTCTATATTTTGCCATGTTTATTTCTCCTATTTTAAACGCGGAGTTTCAAAGGCCCCACGGATCCTAATACTTTGGAACCTCCCATACTGCCAAGAACCAACTTGGCCGCCAGGGTTCCAACTCCAATCTTAATGAAGTCGTTTTTATTTGTCTTGAATGCGGATGATAATACTTTCAATCCGCCGTTAATATCTCCTTTGATAAACGACTGGGCTGCTTGCCCTGCATTGGCCGCATCCAGGAAAGCGAGGCCCGCCCCAGTTTCCAAAAGATTTATTGAAAAAGACTTACGCCTTCGAGCTCTCCTAACTTTTCTTCGTGCAACCATTATTTATCTCCTTGTGGGGCGGCCATCGAAGGCGCCCGCTATACTCACATATGAGTAGCTACTTAAGATTGGTTGTACACACTATCCATAACTTTCGAACAGTGTTTACAGAGTACCCGACCTTCTACCGACCTGATACCCACATATGATCGGGTCCACGCCTCACATCGAATACAGTAACCCCCGCCTCTATTATTACAGGTCATTTTTCACCAAACAGTAATAACAACGATCTCCATTCCTTTCAAGCCAGTCAATCTCTGCCTGACTATT